TGGGCAAAAGCACTAGGAGACAAGAGTGGAAAAGATGATAGAGAAGCAGATACTGTTGCTTGGATACGCACCCTTATTTTTGTTTCTTACTTGGTTACTAATGTCGCTATCGTGGCTAATGCGGTAAGACACTGGAATGATGTTCCACAACAAACAAACATTGAGAGTAAACTATGAGTGAACAACGTAAGTATTCTAAGTATCGTATTGATCAACTTGTTAAAGAACTTGACGGCAAATGGTATCACCAAGTTGTAACCAATGGTCGTCATGAACATAAACGTATTGTAATTGAATATGACCATAAAAAAACTACCTGATAATGTAATGGTTGTTTTGATGTTATCCTTGCTAATGATTTGCGTTGCTGGTATAATTATCGGTGGATACATCCATGGTGGTATGCATTTTTCTAAAGTATTGGAGACACTAAAAAATGGCTAAAAGAGAATTTACTGGCAAAGGTGGTGAACTGTGGACTTGGGAAGAAACTCCTGAGGTTCTTGAAGCACTAAAGGTACTGCATGAGACTGAACGTAAAAACGCCGAAGAAGGTGGTGACTATGGAGTTGGTAAGTGAAACAGGATCCCTATTGGTTCTTTAAAAAGTGGGGGATTGATTCTAATGAATCTCTTATTGAAAGAATCAAACAACTGGAAGATCGTATCCAAGTTCTTGAAGAAGAAAATGTGGCACAATCTAATGCCCTCTATGAGTGTTGGAACTCTCTTGATGCTCGTATAGATATTCTAGTGGAACATAAAACCGATGTATGAAGATTTAGATTGTTTCGAAACCGCTCTAAAACACTTTGGTACAAGAGTTGATGTTATCATTGCTATGGAAATGGTAGATAAGATTGACAGCGAAACAGCATACCAGAATATCAAAATGGAACTCAAAGAACTGAAACGAGTTCGTAAAACTTGGAAAGAAAACAGGGAGTGTGGTGATGACTGTTAGTTTTAACTTATAAATATTCTAAAATAGGCGATACATTAGAGTACAACTATGGCCAAATTGACAGCCGATGGGATAGAATTTGCTGCCTCTCCTCTCGATGAACTTAACTCAAAAAGAGGTATTTTTCCTCAGAGTACAGTATGGAATTTTTTTCAAGCATCAGCACCGACTGGATGGACTCAATCAACGGCTAATAATAATAAAGCCTTAAGAGTTGTGAATGGTACTGGTGGTGGGACTGGTGGTACAACAAACTTCACCACTATCCATTCTTCATTATCAATATCCGGCCAACTTACTACACCTGGAGTTTCAGTTGGACCTCACACCCTCACCACCGCTCAAATTGCTTCGCATACCCACCCACAAAGTACTAGAAGTTACAACGCAGTTCCAGCTCTCTTTAATCCTGCAGGTCAGTTTACTGGATGGAATGGGGGTCAGGTTGTTAGGAATCCTGGCCTCGCGATCCAAGCTGTTACTAATACTGGACCCCGAGGGCAAGACGGTGCTCACACACATCCACTTGTCCTAACAGGTCCTATTAGCCAAAGTTTAGATATGGAGGTACAGTACATTGACATTATCTACTGTTCTTTCAATGGATAAATAAATCAGTAATTAAAATAATATACAATGGCTGCAATATTAACATCCACTGGTATTACATTTAGTGATGCTACTGCATTGAATTCTAAGTATGGAATTGTCCCCCAGAACTCAGTATCGACTTTTTTCCAAAGTACTGCCCCAGTTGGATGGTCGCAGAATACTACAGCTACAGTAAATAATAAAGCTTTAAGAGTTGTGAATGGTACTGGTGGTGGGACTGGTGGTACATCCAGTTTTACAACAGTTTTTCCAAATAGTTTAAGACCTATATCTCAAACTGGCGTACCTATGACTGGTTCTGTTGGTAATACGACTTTGACCACAGCCCAACTCCCCTCTCACACTCATGGTGCCAATGGCACTGATAATATTACTTCTCCTGGAACCCAAATAGCATCTGGAAGCGGGTGGAATACCACCTCACCAGCTACAGGAGCTACAGGAGGGGGTCAGGCTCACAACCACCCATTTGGATCAGGAACAGCATCTTTTTCCACTAATGTAGACCTTAGATTGCAATACATAGATGTCATTGTTTGCAGTTTTGACTAAATTACTTTATAATAAAAGAAAAACTGGTTATGAAAAAGAACGAATCTGGTAATTTTTGTCCTCTCATTAGAAAAGATTGTGTAGAACATAAATGTTCTTGGTACATGCATGTTAGGGGCATGAACCCAAATACTGGTGAGGATGTTGATCACTGGTCTTGTGCGGTATCTTTTATGCCTATGTTGACCATTGAAAATTCTCAACAACAACGATCTACAAGTCACGCTGTTGAGTCTTTTCGTAATGAAGTTGTGAAAGCGAATGAAGAAAATAGAAGAGCTTACATGGATGTAATTGAACAGACCGGTGCAATTTTGCCTGTAAATGTAACTTCTTTAACCAACACACACTCATTACCCGAAGGAGAAAATCAATGAAAGTAAGTATAATACCAATAGATAAAGCTGTTTACGTGGATGGACAAGCTTTTCTTGATATTGATCTAAGTTGGATTCCACAAATTGAAGAGAAGATAATTCATTCTGTTCAGTGGGATGATGAAACTCAAATATGCGAGATAGAATTTGCTGATTCTACTGAAAATTTACAGACAAACATATTTGGAGTGGAGGGAATTGTAGATTTTCAAAAAGCAGTTTCTCAATGGACAAGGGTCAGAGACGATATTGCGGCTGCTGAAGAACTTCGAATACAAGAAGAAGAAAGAATTTCAAGAGAAAATGAAGAGGCAGTTCAAGCCCAGTTCATTGAATTTGAAAGAGAATATAACACAAATCATCTTCCTCCTGTAGAGGGTGAAGAAGAATCTGTAGAAGATGATGAGGAAGATGAAGATTTATTTTACGATATTGAAGAACTATTGAAAGAAATTTAAATTTTAAGTTATGAAAAAATCATTGGTTGAAAATAACTATATTATATTGCATGATTTTATTTCGAAAGAGAGGTCTTCTGAACTATCATTCGATTTTTTTAAATATTGCAAAGAAAACAATATAAATGGAGATGAGCAAGCACCTAGTTCTTTTTCCACTTATAACTATACACCTTTCTTAGAGTTATTGTGTGAAAAGACTCCAGAAATTTCTTCAGCAATTGGAGAAACTGTACTTCCAACGTACTCTTATGCAAGAATTTATAAAAATGGAAGTGAATTGTTGCGACATGTAGATAGAGATGCATGTGAAATATCACTTACTGTACATTTGCATGGAGACTCTTCTTGGCCAATATGGATAGAAACTCCTGACGGTGATCAAGTTTCTGTTGACCTTAAACCTGGAGAAGCTATGGTATATCTTGGTACTAAGGCACCACATTGGAGAGATTCTTACGAAGGTGAGTATTATACTCAAGTATTCTTGCACTATGTAAGAAGTCGTGGAGATTGTTCTTATGCATATTTTGATAAATTTAACTCAAAGGAAGAAGAATATTGCTCACCTACTGCAAGACATGGAATCGAAACTAATAGTGAAGATAATGTCCGCAGAGATATTGTGGAAGAACCAATAACAGAACCTCCAAAAATTACAAGTAAAGGTGGGAAAAAATTAGAAGATTATATTCTTGTACTCGATAATATTGTTCCAGAAGAATTATGTGATAGAATTTTATCAGAGTATAAAAATTCTGATTTATGGCGTAATACAGAAGTCGGTAATGGTGGTGTAAATTCTAATATTAGAAATTGTAGTTCTATAAACATTTCTGATCAATTTGTGGTTGATCAACAGAATTCTGAGTTTAGAAAAAAAATAGATGATGATTTCTTTTTGTGTGCTTCTACAGCATTGAATAGATACAGAGAACTTTTCCCAGAAGTTGCTTCTGAAATTGATACTGGATATGATTTATTGAGGTATACTGAAGGTCAATTCTATGTACAACATACAGATTCCTTTAAGACTCAACAAAGATCCGTTAGTTGTTCTTTCATTTTAAATGAAGACTATGAAGGAGGAGAGTTTGCTTTCTTTGATAGAGAGATGATTATTAGAGGTGGAAAGGGTTCCATAATTATGTTCCCATCTAATTTCATGTTCCCTCACGAAATAATGCCTGTTACATCTGGAACTAGATATTCTATTATAACTTGGTATGTCTAATAAGTTAAAAGGTATTCCCAGTATCTACTATCTTAATTTAGATTCTGAAGTAGATAGAAGAAAGTATATGGAGAAACAATTTGAAAAATTAGATCTTCATAATGTAACAAGATTCTCTGGGTCAAATTATCTCTTAAAAGATTATGACTCTTGGAAAGATATTTTACACTTTCCAGAAAAAATTAAGAGAGAGGATCATAAAAAGATTGCTTCAATCACTCTCTCTACATTCGAAATGATAAGACATTGGTTAGAAACAACCAATGAAAAACACTTAATTTTGTTTGAAGATGATTATGATTTAAATCTGATCGAATACTGGCATTTTGATTGGGAATATTTGATGAATAATATTCCTTATGATTGGGATTGTATTCAACTGGGGTTCGAATCTCAGGAGATGATTCCATTTTTTTTAATGCCTAAACAACATATCAGTTTTTATGGACCAATATTAATCAATAGACATTTTGCAACCAAACTGATTAATCTACATTACTATAAAGAAAAGTACATGTTGATTCGAAAATATGGACAACATCCTTATAATAAAGGATATAGAGTTGTTTCTTTGGATGGTTTCATTTGTCATCTCGGAGTAACATATCAAATTCCATTAATAACTCAAAATCCATACTTAGACAGTTCTCCTAAAAAACATCATTTTCAGTGTAGAGACATCTACTATGATTGGTGGCAAAACAAAAGAGATAATTTTACTTTAAAGGAATTCTTTACATACGGAAAACCTAATGATCATGAAATGGTTGAATTATTGAAAAGATAATGAAACTTAGTGGGATACCTCCGATATATTATTTCAATTTAGATCATAGAATAGATCGGAAAAAATATATTGAGAAACAGTTCTCTGATCACGGGATAACTAATTATCATAGAGTTAACTCTTCGAGATATTCTGTAGAGAATTATGGACAGTGGAAGTCTAAAGTCATAACAGACAAACTTCGCACCGAGGTATGGCTTCTTGCCACCTTAGTAGACAGGATTCATGGTATAATTGATTGGTATAATTCTAATGAGTCCGAGACTTGTCTGATAGTCGAAGATGATTTGTGTTTTGATACTGTTGAGTATTGGAACTTTGACTGGAAAACTTTAGTTGATAGTTTACCTTGCAACTGGGAGTGTGTTCAACTTCATATCATTGGCGAAAACTTTATCAAGATGAACCTGTCTAAGTGGACACACAATAATCACTCTACTGGTTGTGTACTGATCAATAGATCATATGCAGAAAAACTAATCAAACTTCATTACATAGATAATAAATTCAAATTGTATTCTAATTATGGATACAATGAAAATTGGCCAGAGTATCACTATCAGTCTGTAGATTTTGTTCTCTATCAGATAGGAGTGACTTATTCAATTCCAGTCTTTACTACTAATTACAATTTCATAAGTGATGGTCTTAGGAATGGTAATGTAAATGTCATGTCAAGAACTTGTGATAAATTGGTTCTAGATTGGTGGAAAACAAAATCCCCACAATATACTTTGGACGATATTTTTTATTTGAACTCACCAAAGAGAAAGAAATTAATTTTGGAAGTCAATCATGAATCTAAAAGATAAACTCAAAGGACTTCCGCCAATCATTCTTGCAACCATTGATGAAAGGCCAGATAAAAGAGAATATGCTGAGACTCAGTATGATTACTGGGGAATAAAAGACTACACAGTAGTCTCTGGATCTAAGTATCAACTCTCAACATATGAAGACTACTGGAAAGATTTGGTTATCTTAAATCCTTTTCCAGAGGGGTACAAGAGAAAGAATTGGCACATTGCAGAACTGTCTATAACTCTTGCTCATCTCGTAAACATAAAGAATTGGTTGGAGACTACCAATGATCCTTATGTAATCATCATGGAGGATGATTACGATCTCAGTTTCATTGAATACTGGCATTTTGATTGGGAATATTTGATGAATAATATTCCTTATGATTGGGATTGTATTCAAATGAGTTTTGAAAATGAAAAACTTATGCCATGTTTCCTACACCCGATCTTATCAGGACATGATACTGGCGCTTCATTAATCAACAGAAGATATGCAGAAAAGATTATAAGTCTTCACTATAAGGACGGTAAGTTTGATCTATCTCAGAAACATTCTAATTATAAATGGTCTTATTCTGGATTGAATATGCCTAACTTTACTACTGATTATTTTCTCGGTCACAATGGAAAGACTTATTGTATGCCCTTAATTTCTGTCAATCAAAATCTCGGAAGTTGGGCCCAAAATATTGATAGAAAAAAAGAAAGAGTTGACCTTGAGTTTTCTTACAAAGCTTGTATGAAGTGGTGGACAGAACTGAGAGATGATTACACTCTAGAAGAGTTCTTTACTTATGGTAAACCAAATGATAGAATAATTGTTCCGAGGGAACTGGAAGATGTTTGAGTACGTTACTGAATTTGAATCACAGGTTGCAGAGTTCTTCGGTTCTCCATATGCAGTTGCGACTGATTGTTGTACTCATGCTATCGAACTATGTTTGAGATATACTGGATATAATAATATTACCATTCCAACAAGAACGTATATTTCAGTTCCAATGACGTGTATGAAACTTGGTTTAAATTGGGAATGGAAAGAAGATGATTGGTCCGACTATTATCATCTTGGAAATAGTACAATCATCGATGCTGCAGTTCTTTGGGAAGAAGGTTCCTATCTTCCTAATACTTTTATGTGTCTTAGTTTTCAGTTCAAGAAACATTTAAATCTTGGTCGTGGTGGTATGATCCTCCTGCAAAACAAGAATGATCGTGATGCGTTAAAGAAGATGTCTTATGATGGTCGTGATCTTTCTCTTCCATGGGCTGAACAAGACATAACTAGTATTGGTTACCATTATTATATGACGCCAGAGGTGGCGAAAACCGGTATTGAATTACTAAAATGTCGTAAAAAATCTCCGGCAAAAAAATGGACGGCCAGGGATTACCCAGATTTAACACAGATGTCAGTATTTAAATGATCGATCACATAATACCAAACTGGAATATTTCCGACTTTTACAGTTTGGATTATACTCTTGCAACACATAATGATTGGATGGTCGTGAATGATTACTTATGGGCTGGTCATAATAGAGAAAAACTTTCTATCTATAAGTACCATGAACCAAATCCAATGCCAGAGTGTATGGAGTATATAAGAAATCAGTTTCATTTTTGGGATCATGTATGCGTTGCTGTAAATCACTTTAAACCTGGACAATATTTACCAATTCATGTAGACTTATATGGAAAATTTATTGAAATGACAAACGCAGAACCCCAAAAAGTCATGCGTTGTATGGTTATGTTAGAACATAGTCAACCTGGCCAAATTCTTCAAATAGAAGATATTTGTTATGGTAAGTGGAAATCGGGAGATTGTTTTTATTGGAGTTATGATACTCCACATGCTTTTTATAATATGAGTAAAATTCCCAGATATGCAGTTCAGGTCACTGGTGTTATAAAATGAAAAGTCAGAATGAATGGGATAAACTAAAAAAAGTAATAGTTGGAGTTGCAGATTATGCAACAGTTCCTGAAGTAGATATTAGTGTTCGTACTATTAATTATGCTGATCGAAAGGATATTTCTGATGTTCCTGTTGGACCATATCCAAAACAAGTAATAGACGAATCTAATGAAGATTTGGAGAAATTTGTAACTTTTCTTCTTAGTGAAAATGTGGAGGTAGTTAGACCGAAGAGAACTCCTACGGAATATTATAATTATTGCCCAAGGGATGTTATTTTTACTCACAAGGATCTCTCTATTGCTACACCAATGCCATTGCGCTGTAGGAGGGACGCCTGGAGACCTATTTTGGATCGTATGGGATCTACTATAATAGTACCTTGCAAGGACCTAGATGACCTTTATAACGAGGAGTGTGTAGGCGATAAAGATACTCTTGCACTAACTGAAGTTTCTCCGTCATTTGATGCTGCGAATGTCATTCGTGCAAATGAAGACGTGTTATACCTTGTCTCAAATAGTGGAAACATTGCAGGTGCAAATTTATTGCAGGAAATGCTTGGAAATCGTGCAAAAGTACATCTTCTTCAGGGTGTTTATAGTTATATGCATATTGATACTACAATTGCGTTTCTTCGTGAAGGATTGATGTTGTTAAATCCGGAAAGAATTAAATCCGTTGATGTTCTTCCAGAACCATTTAGAAATTGGGATGTAATTTGGTGTCCAGAACCAGTTGATATTGGACATTATCCTGGATATAATCATGCGTCTGAGTGGGTAAATATGAATCTTTTCAGTGTCAATCCAAATTTAGTTGTTTTGGAAGAAAACCAAGAACCCACCAGAAAAGAACTAGAAAAACATGGAATAGAGTGTGCAATGCTTCCTATGAGACATTCTAGAACTCTAAGTGGTTGTTTTCACTGTGTTACATTAGATCTAGAAAGAGAATAGTGAACTTAGAGAATAAACTTAAAAATTTTCCTAGAGTTTATTATATAAACCTAGATCATAGGGTAGACAGAAAAATATCTATGGAAACTCAATTTGATTATTGGGGTATAACTGATTATCGAAGAGTTCCTGCATCGAAATATCATGTTTCAAAATTCAATGAATGGAAGAATGTAGTTGTGGAAGATGGTATTTTGGAGTGTTTGTCTCTAATGTCAGTAGCCCTGAATAATATAGAAACCATTGTTAATTGGTATGATGAAAATGAATCTGAAACTTGTATAATAATGGAGGACGATCTTTCATTAAATAATATAAAATACTGGAATTTTGACTGGGAATATTTTGAGAAACATTTACCAGAAAATTGGGAATGTATTCAACTTTATTACTGCACCACTTACAAGGAAGATGGTTTGTCTGTTCCCATGTATTTGCACAAAAGAATTGACTCTGGATCCGCTGCAGCATATTTGATCAATCGTACATATGCAAAAAAGCTTAAAAATTTACTATATCGTAATGGTAAATATAGGTTAACCTTCTCTGATAATTCATATCATAGAAAGAACAGCAAAAAACACATTATACAAGATGATGTTCTCTTTGATATTGGTATCACATACTCAATTCCGATCTTTAACCTCAATGTAGATTTTGTTTCGGGTGATGATCAACAAAATAATTATAAAATGTTTCCCATCGATGTAATTTGTAGTAAATTGATCGAAGATTGGTGGAAGAATCATCATCATAAGTTTTTTCTAGAAGATTTCTTTACATATGGAAAACCAAATGATAATAAAATGACATTAAGGGTTAAAATAGAAGATATAGAAAACTTTTTAAAAAAATGTTAATATTAAGTATACATTTGGGACACAATTCATCAATATGTGTTTTTAATAATGGAAATGTGGAAAAATATTTTTTAGTAGAAAGATTTACTAGAAAAAAGTATGATTATAATAAAGAATTAATTTTGAAGTTAGTTAATGATATCTGTAGTGAATTAAAAATAGATGTAATTTGTATATCTAATTTTAATACAGAGGATGAATTTATATCGAAAATCTTTGAAGAAAGTAAAAAATACCACTCTGATGTAAAATTAGATATTCAATCTGACCATCATTTGAATCATGCTTCTCTTGCTTTTTACAATAGTAAATTTGAAGAAAGTTTAGTAATTGTTGTTGATGGTGCTGGATCTACCATAGAGGATAATTTGGTTGAGGTTGAAAGCGTATTTTTCTTTAACAATGAAAAAAATACTTTGATTTATAAGAATGTTATAGAAGAGTTTTCACCTTTTGATTTGCCATGGGAATCCAATGTCTTTAGTGTGGGTGGACTTTATGATATGGCATCGGTTTTAATAGGAAATACTCCTGATGACTGTGGTAAAGCGATGGGATTATCTTCCTACGGGGATCCTAATCCAGTTTTTGAAAAACTTTTTGATAATTTCTATCAGAGGTCCGATGAAGAAATTCAAACTTTTTTGAAAAGTCCAAGTAAGTTGGTTGGTCAGTTACATGCAGATCTTTGTTATGGGGTGCAACAACAAACCCAGATAAAAGTGGGTAATTTGATAGAAGACTCTATAAAAAGAACAGGAATTAAGAAAGTTTGTATTTCTGGTGGTTATGGTATGAATATAGTTTCCAACTACTATTATCTACAGAGATTTCCTGAAGTAGAATTTTATTTTGAACCTCTCTGTAATGATAATGGCGTAAGTATAGGTGCAGCAATGAATACCTATCTAAAGTTAACAAACAAAATTCCAACCCCAGTAAAAAATACATTTTTTCATGGAAATCATTATGATTGTTCTTTATATCAAGGTGTTGAAACTTCTATAGAAGAGATAGCCGAGTTGTTATGTAAAAATAAATCTATCGGAGTTTATAGTGGGTTATCGGAAGCCGGACAAAGAGCCCTGGGAAATAGGTCAATATTATTCAGTCCATTAAATCCAGAAGCAAAAAACATTTTAAATGAAGTTAAAAGAAGGGAATGGTATAGGCCATTTGCTGCTGTAGTTTTGGAAAAGGACGTTGATTTATATTTTGATAATTCTTGTCCAAGTCCACATATGACATTGTGTTTTCCAGTAAAATCAGATATGATTCCTGGTGTAACTCACGTTGATGGTACATGTAGAGTTCAGACGGTAAGTTCTGGTCATCTTTACGATATTTTAAAGGCCTTTAAGAACTTGACTGGACATGGTATACTATTGAATACTAGTCTAAATCTTGCTGGGGAACCACTGGCCGAAACACCCAAAGATGCATTTGACACTCTAAATAATTCCTCTTTAGATTACCTCTGGTTTGAGGAAACAAAACAATTATTTGAAAAATAAATGGAAGAAAAACAACTACATGAATCTGGATTGGATATTATCGAAAATGATGATGGTTCATATGCCTTCGAGTGGAATAAAAATGATCCTCGATGGTCTTGGATGAATGACTTGACAGACGAACAGATCAAGGTTATCATTGAGGAAACAATCGAAATCACACGAAATCTTGAGGAAACTTTCGATGACAACCAATGATCCTTATTCTCCCAACTTCTCTTACAATAAGTATTCTCTTGAACAACTTGACAACTGGGTAAATGATTCTCTAAACTGTGAGGATCTTTCTCCACAAGACATCTATGACACTATTGTAAATGTTGTGGATGAGAGTGTAGAGTATCACAAGAAGTATCTCACTAAGAGTATCGATCTCCTTTCACTTTTGAAGGGTCATCGTGAAGTTGACTTTGGTGTTGGAAACGATGAACCGTGGGATTATGATGCAGCAGGTGCAAAGATTCCTCCAGTAACTGAAGCAACTAAAAAAGACTGGGCCGATTTCTGGGAAGAAACTTATTATCCAGAAGAATACGAAAAATCGGTATACACAGAAAAAGAACTTGATGCAATGTGTGATGCTGCGGCAAAACAAGAAGAACGTGACAAGTGTCGTGAGTACAATCTTCGTGAAGCGGAGTACTATAACCAACGTGCTAAACTAGACGCTGAGGTTTCTAGGAATGATCCGACTCGTCTAAAGTATGAGAATGGATGGATCTATGAGTCTCCTGATGGTGGTAAGACAGTCACTAAGCGACGTGTTGGATCCTTGCAAAAAGAGATTGTCAAAGTAGATGGATACAGTACATCTGAACGCAAGCATTGGACTCTTCCTGTAGAAGAAGTCAGAGATGAAGACACTGGTGAAGATGAATACTGCATTACATTCCCTGACGATCTGTTGGAAGCGGCAAACCTCAAAGAAGGTGACAGTATAGAGTGGATTGATCGTGGTGATGGTTCTTATGAACTCCGCAAATACCCCCGCTGATGTATACTATTAAACTTCTTGCTCCTTTTGTTGCAGCAATGTGTCTTGAAGGAATTGCCACTGGCCAGGGGGACTATTGTGTAGTTGACACCCCAAAACCAAATGTGTTAAAATACTATGAACCTGGAAAGTCATGTTATGTAAATGGAACTTTCTATTCTAAATGTGAGGATCGATTGAATGGCTCTATCTAAATCTGTTGAAGAATCTTTGAAAGAAGCAGAATCATCTTTGCGTAATGCACTTGCATTTGCTGCAAGAGGTGAACGTCCAATCGTGTGTACTCAAATTGCAAAAATGATTCACGATATAGAACACGTCCAGTCATTTGATGGCATTATGGATATGTTGGATGACAGGAAACCTGGTAGTAGAGGAAACTTCGGACCTTTTACCGACTAAAGTTAACTAGATATTATGTGTATGTAGACAAAGTATGGATCATCCCATAACTCCCTACCAAACAGTATTGGTTCTAAATTCTAGTTATGAACCAATAAACTTCACAAGTTGGAAAAGAGCAATAGTCTTATTACTCAAAGAAAAGGCCCAAGTCCTTTCTGGTAGAGTAATAAGACTTTTAAATTATGTAAAACTTCCATTGGCCAAGATTATGAACATCACTCCATCTCGTTCTATGATTTACAAACGAGATAATAATACATGTCAGTATTGTGGTGCAAAATCTAAACTAACTATTGATCACGTTATTCCCAGATCTAAAGGTGGTAGTGATACTTGGGAAAATTTAGTAGTTGCATGTAGTTCCTGCAATACCAAAAAAGGTAGTATGTTATTGGAACAAACTGGTATGAAGTTGGTTAGAAAACCAAGAGCTCCTGTGAACAAAATGATTTTTGATATTCAGAAAACTAATGTTGAGGAATGGAAACAGTATAACTACACTTAAAATTTCTTAACACAATTCTAAAGAAAATATTAAATTTCTACATAGTTTTAGATTCTCATGTTAGAATTTGAACACATCGCAAGAAACTCATGACTCTGCCATCTGAAGGACGCAAACTTGACAGGAATGAAATTTACAGTATTGAAAATGCTGTGAAAGATGCAGGTATCCAACAGATTCATCCAGAAAAAATGGAAGCTTTTGCTAAGTACCTTGTAGATCAAATTAAAAATTTGCAGAATGAAAGTTGACTTAATTAATATAAAGTTGTAAAATATTTCCAAATAAATTATTAAATAATGAGTTTTATTGTCTATTCAAAACCAAATTGTCCATACTGTTTTCAAATTAAAACAGTACTAGAACTTTGTGGTCAAAATTATAAAATTCTCACTCTAGATGAAGATTTCACAAGGGAAGATTTTTATTCTGAATTTGAGGAAGGTTCTACTTTTCCCCAAGTAATTTTTGACAATAAACACTTGGGTGGATGCACTGATACTATCTCATACCTAAAATCAATTTCATTAATTTAAAATGGGTCAGGATTTGAAGATAAATAAAGGTGTGGAATTATTGTTACGAAAAGGGAGGAAAGAGCCTGAAGCACCAAAGACTTTTGAGTTCAGTTTTGGTAAGATGGTTTCTCTCTTCCGAAGAGAGATTCATGTATATCTAAACTTCTCATTCAATATTAAAAAGAAGTAAATCTCTCGGAGGAAAGGCTATGACAATGCCTATAGTTGCCATTTTTTGTATGGTATCCCTAATGTTCTTGATGATTGGTGGTATAATTGGATGGTTATGGAAAGAACATTTGCTCCTCAATACACCTCAACAAGTTTTCGCTCATCCAGAAATGTTTGACGAAAATGGACACATCATTCCAGATGAAGTAATTGCAGTACGATTTGAAAACAGTTATGACGACTACGAAGAAGACGACGACTAAAAAAAGATCAACAACGACAAAAACACCGGCAAAAAAGACTACAATTAGCCGCAAGCCCGCAGAAAAGATTGAACTGACTTCTAGTTCTCTAGTTCACGAAATCTTTTCTGCTGTTTCCTCAGAGAGACTTAAAGCTAAAAAGATTGAGATTCTTCAACGATTTAATGAAAATTTTGTAAAATCTCTTTTAATTTGGAATTTCGATGATTCTATCGTATCCGTAATTCCAGAAGGTGAAGTTCCTGTTCAACCCAAGGAAGATTCTGAAGGCAATCCATCTTCAAATATTCGAAAAGAATGGAGTAAGTTCTATAATTTTGTCCGAGGTGGTAATGATGCAATGAATAAACTTCGTAAGGAAACGATGTTTATTAATATTCTAGAAAGTTTACACCCTGGAGAAGCAGAAGTTCTTTGTTTAGTAAAAGATAAAAAGTTAACAACCAAATATAAAATTACAAAAGAACTAGTTACCGAAGCGTATCCTGATATTCAATGGGGTGGTAGGTCTTGACATGGGGAAGGGTATTAATATTATTCATGTAGATTGTGATCCATCAGCTAAACTAGATGGGAGTCTCCCCAGGGATTCTTATCTTGTCACCTATGGTGACAATGGAGTACAAAAGTGTGACATTGTTCAAGGACTTAAAGTTGACATTTTTGATCAATACTGGGATAAATATCGTGATTTTAGAGGAATGGAATGGACAGATGGGAAAGTGAATCCGAAGATGTGGGGATATCAACCTTCGGACAAGAAAAAGAAAAAGTAGCTTCTGGAGATATGAACATCCAAATGAATTTGGATGCTCTTAAAGATGTTAAAAAACAATATAAGAAGATCAAAAGATATATGAGATCTTCCATATATACTATTGCAATGATGGACGGTACTGAAAAAAGAGTATCTGATCTAGTTCGGGATTCGGAGGATAATCCTACATAAATGGGTAAACATTATTTGCTCAACCTTTATGGTTGTCCATTTGATAGACTTAATAATGATAGATTCCTTGTGGATTTATTAGAAAATGCAGCAGTTACTAGTGGTGCTACTATTATTCAAACAATTTACAAAAAGTTTGATCCACAAGGAGTAACTGTATTGATTCTTCTTGCTGAAAGTCACATTAGTATCCACACTTGGCCAGAAAAAGGAGAGGCTGCTGTAGATATCTTCACCTGTGGAGATTGTGAACCCAAAGTTGGTTGTGATGTAATTATTCATCAGATTAATGCATCCAATCATACATTAAGTTATATCGAACGTTGATATAATTTACTCTAAATATTCTTAGTACGAGAGGTACACATGCTTTCTGCTCAGTATCGCCTTCGCCTTGAGGGTATCTGTAAGAAGATTGCTTTGAGAGAAAATGTTGATTTGTCCGACATGATTTGGGCAGAAAAACTTGCAAAAGCCAATACTTCTGCTCGTGAAATCTTAAAAAAGGCAAGACGCCAAGCTGCGAATCCTGATATGCAGGAAGGTAGTATGGACGATTTCATGAATAAGATGGGATTGGGTGATCCCGACCCATCTAATTACAGAACTGGTTTTGACTCTGCTGATGACATAGTAGACTGGTTCAATCGTGATAAACCCGATGATTGGAGACAACGTGACTGATAAACTTACAGCAGTAATTTATTCTGATGGAAGTCAAGAATGTGAACGTATGAGTATGCTTCTTCGTTCTCTTGGCGGTGAATTTCATGAATACCTTTTAGGTGTAGATTTTAGTGATAAACAATTCCGTATGGAGTTTGGTAGTGAAGCAACTTACCCACAAGTTTCATTGGGTAGTGAACATATTGGTAGTATGAAAGAGTCTCTTCAGTATATGAAGGATAGGGGAATATTCGAATGACATACGACGAGTTTGTTAGTAAAAGTCCAGAATACTATATGGATATGGTACGTCTGATTGATATTAAACAAAAACATCGTATGTCTCTAACAGAGGATGAAAAGGAGATAAGTGACCTCATTTTAGAAGTTCAAGAAAATAATAAGTTGAATGAGCTAAGAAATAGATTCGAAAAGTGTTGGGAGGTCGATGAATGAAACAATCACTAATCCTTGTTGCTTGCTTTTTACCGCTTGCTGTAATATGGTTAGTGATGAAGTTGTCTCTATGGTTGTCCTCTAGCGTATCAGAAGTCAATTATGTCAGAGAAGAATCCAGAAAACCACATGGACCCTATTTGGCAAACCCGTATGAAGACGTTGATGAAGAGGAAGAGGAATATGGAGATCGCACAGACTATAGATGAAGCACTTTGGGAGTATTACTTTGAAAAAGGACTTCCTGTACCTAACTGGAAAAGAGATAAAGATCCTCAGTGGTGGGTAGATTATTTGTCAGAACTTGACAATGAAGATCAGAACCCCCTATAATACCTAGCATATACACTATTATTATGGACTACAAACCTTACTCTCCAGAGTGGCATAGAAAAAGATATCTAAAAGAAGCCCTGGATAAGTACCTTGATGATTATGTAGAGAATGAAGTAATTCTTGAAGATATTCTTGACATTCTTGCTGAAAGGTCTGAATCTGCATATCAAGAATTTACTAAGATCAATCAATTGGAATCAATGATTGATTCTAAATAATAATGCAGTCTAGGGCACACAACCCACACAGAGGGTTCCAATGTATCGGGAACCACATCTTCAAAAAAAATCAGATGAATGCGCTGCACTTTGGAGGGATTGGTTTAGACTAAAACAAAAAAAGCATTAGGTGCTGATATCGCTAGAAAAAAGTGGTGTCAGTGTGCTGATGAACTTGGTGAACTGATAAGTCAGGAAGTCAAAACAAACCCCAGGTATATCGGTGTAGAATTGTTTCCAGGAAAGAAAAAACCGCCTAGATAGACTAGTTGCAAATACCTAATGAAATTCTTTTTTGCACTTCTAGCTACAATGTTTTTTGCACTTCCTGCATGGGCTGTAGATGTCCAAATGGGTGCGAATGGCAACCTAGTATTCGAACCCGCTGAGGTATCAATCAATGCTGGAGAATCTGTTCATTTTGTTAACAATATGCTACCACCACATAATGTTGTGGTGGATGGTCATCCTGAGTTAAGTCAC